AACCTCATGTGAAGGAACTGCGAGACCTCTCCGCTTAGCTAAAACCCTCATCTGCCCGAACCGATAATGCTTGGCGCATAGAAATTGGTGACCTTGCTTTCTAACCGCCCCATCATTGCATTGAGATTTGCCACACCTTTTCGGTAAGCCATCAACAATTGAGCTAACCATAATCATCTCCGCGCTTAAGCCGCGCCGCTGAACGTTAAACAAGACTTCTGCGCTAATGGGCGGTGGATGGCCGCCGGTTGTCATAACCAAGCAACCTCTGTGAAGTTGCTGAGGTATGGCCGATAAAAAACCCGCCGTAGCGGGTTAGTCAGAAATTCTTTCCTTGAGGATTAGCGACCAATCATCAGTAGCTCCGCCAAAGTAAGTGTCGATTTCCTCCACGTCATAATCAGCAGTTGAATCGGACAACACCCTCAAAAATAACTCCAGATGATCGCGGCGAATCTGGTACTGCTTAGCTTCAGCCAGCTTGTGAGGGCATAAGCGGTAAGCAGCAGTTTGGCTAGTTACCTTCGAGAGCCTACAGCAGTGCTTGTATTGCCGAATAAGGGCCGCAAGCGCCTTAGGTGATATTTGTGTATTGAATGTGTCATCTTCCCCGAAGTAACTGCTATCGCATTCACCAATCTTCATCCTCTTGCCCTCTATCGTTACCCGCTGATGCGGGAGAAATGCTTTGGCGATTGGATGGCCGGCGCTGAACTACTCCCGGCATTGATGATTTCTCGCTAGGTAAACCTGCCTCTCACCACTTTGCGAACCGTGCCCAGGCAGCTTGAGCATCATCATCTTGACGTCTCAGCGCATCAGCCTGCGCATTCATCCAATCCCAAAACATTCCCTCTAATGGTCAGCGCCAACTCCCTGCCAGTGTTGCCCGTTCTCACGCCGTTCTCGCTCTCGCGCGGGGATACTCTCTCACCGACCGGATCGCACCCGGTGATACAGCACGTTTTTCGTGTAAGGGTCTAAACAGGTCATTGACGCTGTAAATCTGCATGTTGTTAAAGAAGCAGGCGACTTGCTGTCCGCCGCTGGCTAACTTCGCTCAGCTGTCGATGTTTCGTTTCGATGAGTTGATTATTAACTAATGGTTATTTTCAGTCAATAACCATTGGTTAATTATTTTACCGTTGGTTATTAAGGTTATGATTTATTGGTTAATTTAGTTCTGTTATGGATTTGTGCAGTACGTGCTATGCTGCAAAAAACATCAAAAAGGAGTGGTGAGATGGACTTGGATGAAGAAAGAGTGAACATGATGGTTCACGCCATGGGGCGGGCGGTCATGGAGTTGTCACTGGCAGATTTACCTATGACCCAGCAAAACATCATCGACAAGCTGGAACGGTACCGGAAGGAAACGGGAAACGTGATAGGTAAGGGTGTGAACAGGGATGCAGCTGAGATAGTGCGGAAAGGGCAGTAAAACCCCGGCTTGGTGGCCGGGTATAACATTTAGGAATCAAGGTCAGGCAACATGATTTTCTCAATCAACGTCAATGCCCTTTGGTCTCGTTCTGAAAAATATTTAGGAGCGTACTGAGGCAGCCACACTTCGTTGAAGTGTTGTTTGAAATCTGCAAGATATTCGTTTGGGTATAGACGTACCGGGAATGTCCGGCCATCTGGGTACTCATGGTTATATGTTGGGAACGTCTTCGGCTCAACACCCCGGTTTTCACGAAGCCATTGCGAGAAAACCCTACCTTCTGAAATATCAGGGACCATTTTTTCTGGCAGCGTATATCCTGCCTGCTCAAGTGGCGCAACCAGGTTAAACGTCAGTTCATTAAGCATAGAAAAGTGCGTATGAGGAACCCTGCCTCGGTTTGTCATATACCGCTTAAGGTGGATAGGGAGTTCGGCAGGCGCTCTTTCGCCTGACATCCACTCACGCACCCATCTCGATACTTGCACTGCAAATTTTGGAGATAGCCACTGAGCTAAGTTAATTGCGATGTCTGGATGAACCCAAGTCCCTTGATTCTCTGCTCTTCCGCCTTTAAATGATTGAATTAATTCCGATATGGGAATCCCCATATCGCGGGATAATTCATCAAAAAAATCTTGCGTTGTTTTTAGTCGTGTATAGTCAGCAAGTAGCTTCCCAGCAGACTTGCACATTGCGGTGGCATTGATGTAACCGTCTTTGGTGCGAAGATGGATGACTTCTCCATCAACTTCTCTGGCGATTAATGCAAGTTGAAACTGTGTCATAAATCATCCTATTGCTGTGAAAAATAAAATAATCGCCCAAACGTCTCATCAGGCCACCATAAGCACGATCGCAACAACCGAGAGCAAAGTAACCACGCCTACTATCAGATATTCTCTTATCACCCAAACGTCTCTTCAGGCCACTAAAATTATCGGCGATATCGCAATACCGAGTACCAGAACACAAAACCGATTATCTCGACATCTGCCTCATCAGCCTCTTCATCGTCATAATAGCGATTGATGCTTCGTATTAATAGCTTCCCACCAGGCTTTCGATAAAGCTGCTTTATGCGCTTTAAATCGCCCTGGTTAATAGCATAGAGTTCGCCGTCAATAATCCGCTTGTTGCCTGTATCGACTGCTACCGTTGCGCCGTCAGGAATAACGGGCTCCATGCTGTCACCAGAAGCGGGAAAGCAAAGCACTCCAGAACCATCACTATTTGCACCCACCCTTCTGAGCGTTGCCTTGGAGAACCTCAGCTTAAAGCCATTGTGATCCTCGCATTGAACGCGTCCATCTCCACACGCAAATTCAATATCCTTAAGAAACGGCACTTCAACCTCGTCAGCAGGAAGCGGTGTGTTTTTATCCCAGGCGTCAACAGTTCCCCATTCAGATTCTGGAGGGATAGATGACTCCCTACGCAGTTCAGGTTCGGGATCATTCCTTCCGTATTCAAGCCACTCAGGCCGTACCCCAAGCCAGCGGCTAAGGGCAAGGATATTGGTTTGGTCTGGTATCGCTGATGCGTTAAGCCATTTCCAGATCCCGGGCTCAGATACAGCAATCCCCTGGGACTTCATAGCTTCCCTGATCCTGCCAGCCTGCCCACGCCCACCCACGCCAGCATCAAGCAATGCAGCGCGAAGTCTCTTCGAAAACTCTTCTTTTAAATCGTCTTTTTTAACCATGTGTTAATTATCAATTAGAGTTGACATAACTGTCAGTTAAGATATAACCTTAACTCGTAGTTAATATAGTTAACGGGAAACACTATGAACCCAATGCAATTTGCAATCGAAGCTGTAGGCGGACAAACCGCAGCGGCACGCCTATGTGGTCTGTCGAATGTTGCTATTCACAAGTGGGTAAAGAACGCGGCATTGCCTCGCACCGAGTACACAGAGAAAACCAACTATTCACAGCTTTTGGCTGACGCATCAAAAGGGCAGTTTACGGCGGAGTGGCTACGTCAAGCCGCAAACCCCGATCGAACTAAACATGGATCACATGCCGCCTGAGGGCGGCCCTAACTAAAAATCACAGGAAGTATCGCAAATGGAAACCTTAACGACACGCAACAAAGCGGAGGCACGACGAATTGAGAGTTGGGTGCAGCGTCAAATCGCAGATCTGGGTACCGCCCGGATAGCCGAAGTAGCTGGCATCAACAAATCCACAGTCAGCCGGTGGAGGGAAAACCTGGTACCGAACATGTCGCTGCTGCTGGCCATCCTGATTTCGAACAGGGATGGAGTGAAGGGAGATTTTGAAGCATGAACGCAGAAATGGCGAAAGCCGCGGTGCTCGAACACCAACGGCTTTCAGGTGCAATTACGGCAGTAATTACGAGGTCATTATGACAAAGAGTAATCCAAAACACCAGGCGCGGGAGTCATAGCTATGTCGAACGTCGCCTATGCAAACTTTGCGGCGCATTCTGCCGTCAGGAGCAACCGGATGGAGAACCAGAAAACCGGATTCATCCCGTTGTACCGGAGTGTTCTGAAGCAAACCTGGTCGAAGGACGTCTTCCTGCGCACGCTGTGGGAAAACCTGCTGCTGTCTGCCGCCCGCCAGCCTTACACAGCAAACTTCAAGGGGCGCCAATGGCCGCTGCAAACCGGACAACTGGTCACCACCTCAGCCGATCTCGGGCTGAATTTATGCGACAGGGAAGGGAAGCCATGCAGTCGCCACGCCGTAGACAGGATGCTTGATGTTTTCGAGCGTGAAGGGATGATTTCTCGTTCCGGAGAGAAGCGAAAAGGCTCTGTGATAACCATCACAAATTATGCTGAATATGCTCAAAAAATGGACGATTTACCCGAGCGTTTCACCGCGCATATCTCCGCGCTTAATGCCGAGCATGGCGAAGTCAATAACGGTGCGGCTTCTGAAGGTGATGCCGCGCATAACGGCGCGCATTTACCCGAGCGTTTCACCGAGAATCATGAACAACAATGTAATAACAACAATAAAAACATTAAAAGATCTTCGTCCGAGAATTCTGGCGAATCCTCTGACGCACGTCTGAAGAAATTTTTATCAGCTCATCCTGAAGCTGCGATCTACACACCATCCGGTGCGAAGTGGGGATCGGCTGAAGACCTAAAAACCGCCCAGTGGATTTCCACCAGGGTGAAGCTGATTAACCCAACCAGCAAAGCCCCGGACATGACCTCCTGGTCTAACACCGTTCGCCTGATGCGCCAGATAGACAACCGGTCGCACCAGGACATCTGCGCGCTGTATGACTGGGCCAGCAAACACCACTTCTGGCAGACCAACATCCTGAGCCCGGAAAGCCTGCGTAAGCAGTGGGACAAGCTGACGCTTCAGCGCAGCGCTGGTGGTGAGCAGCGAGGCGGAAAGCCGGATCTGGACTTCAACAACACTGACTGGGCCTATGGGGTGATCCGATGAAATCTCTTGCAGAGCAGATGCGTAACCACGACCACGAGCAGATGAGCCGTATGGCCCATAACCTGCCAGAGCAGTACCAGGAGCGCGCGCCGGTCGAGCAGGTAGCGCAGGTATTCAACAAGCTGTTCAACGAGCTGCGCGCCGCGTTCCCGGCCAGCATGGCGAACTTCCGCACCCAGGACGACCTGAACGAATTCCGCCGACAGTGGCTGCTGGCGTTTCAGGAAAACGGGATCCACTCAATGGCCCAGGTTGATGCCGGTATGCGAGTGGCTCGCAGCCAGGTACGCCCATTCCTGCCGTCGCCGGGTCAGTTCGTCTCCTGGTGCAAACAGAGCGGCGGGGTGCTGGGTATCACCGTTGATCAGGTGATCGCCGAATACTGGGACTGGCGTAACCGTTCGTTCGAATTCACCTCCAGCGAGCAGTTCCCTTGGTCTCAGCCGGTCATGTACCACATCTGCGTCGAATTGCGCCACCGCAGCACGGAGCGCCAGTTAACGCATGGTGAGCTGGCACGCGAGGCGGGCGACCTGCTGGACATGTGGGAGAAGCGAGTTTCCGAGGGTAAGCCAGTGCCGCCAGTGCGCCGGGCTATTGCCGCACCAGCTGCCGAACACGGACCGACGCCGATTCAGCTGCTGCTGGCGAAGTACAACCGCAACAAGTCGAACGGGATGGTGTGAGATGAAAGGCAAACAGGCAATTCTGCGTTATCGCGAAACGCACCGGACCTTCACAGCGAAGGATGTGGCCACAGAGTGCGGCATGACCATCAACTGCATCACGAAGAACGCTATCGATCTGGAGCGGGCCCGCAAGATTGTGCGTGTGAGCAAGGTCTGGCGAACGGTGACTTATCGCCTGGCGACGTCGGAAGAGCAGGACGGAACCGCACGCAGCTGCACCAACGGAATATTTCAGGAGTGCCGCAACAGTCCGGCGATGAGAAGGGTATTGATGGTTTGGGGGAGGGTAGGGGTATGAGTATTAAAAATTTGGTCGTAATGATAAAGCACAACGGACTTCTGTCTTCAATGTCTCAGCTTGAAAAGCTGTATCAAGCGGCAATCGAGAACGAGCAGAAACTTGCCGAACTTGAGGCCCATCTCGCGGCGTTGGCTGCGGAGAATGCGGGGCTGAAGTCAGCGATTGAAAAGCATGCTGACAGTTACATCATGTGCGGATATTGCCGAACTGAGCGCGATGGCAAGAACGACGATGTTTGTGAAGTGCTTGATTCAATCCCAGCTACCGACGCTTTCCTGGCTGAAGTGCGGGCGCAGGGTGCCGACGAGTGCGTGCGCCAGCTGGTTATCTCGGATGACGATGATTTCTCAGATGCTCCGAATATCTGCGCGATGGTAGCGCATCAGCTTCGCAAAGGAGTGCAGTCATGATTACAGGAACATCAAATTACGACGAAGTGCCAATGGTGCCATGCACAATCTGCGGCGGTTACTACAAAGCAGATGAGCCAGAAATGCACGTTTGCGAGGAGCGCGAAGAATGAAAGACGAAGATATAGCGATGAATAGCCGCCCAATGAGCAACATCGACAAACAGGCGTTAAATCAAGAAAAAATTGAATGGCTCAATAAATTAGCTGATATGGAGTATTGCAAAAGCAATCCTGGGCATTGGCTGATGAGCTTTAAGGACACAAACATGCTTGCGAAATTGGCTTTGCGCTCAGTGGCGCTGCTGGATGAGCTGGAAGCCGCAGAGAAGCGGATTGCTGAACTGGAAGCGAAGCTCGATAGCGCAGATAAATTGCAAGATAGCGCATTTCGTCATGGTCTTCAGCATGGCTTCAGTTTAGGTCAAACGGATAATCAGGCTGGATTTGAAGAGTGCTTATCTGCCTATGGCACCGGTAAAGGAGAGTGAAATGGCTAAATTTACAGACGTACATGACCTGTTAACCGCTTATCAGAAACAGGCTCGGAAGATACCCCCTAAGGGTGTTTATGCCTCAAGGCATCGTCAGGTTGAAGTGCAGGCGGCACACGCACGCAAGTTAATGCGCAAGCGTCGGCGGTCTGTCGGCAAGTCAAATAAGCTTGGCTGTCGTTTTACGGCGGAAATGCGCGTAGCGCTGATTTGCGATATGAATTTCTGGGCGCTGGTTTGCCGCTCCAACCGTCAGAATGTGATTAAGGACTAACCCATGACATTCACCAAAGAACAATTACAGCACATCATTGAAACCGATCACGTCCAGTGTGGTGATGCATCTGCATTGGCACGCATGGCGCTTGCGGGGATGGAAGCGGAGCCTGTGGCGTGGGCGCACAGATTAATCAACAAGCGTAACGGAGTCGTTCACCCTTGGGTTTACGGTAGCGCAGAGGCATGTCCAAGCGAGGGGGATATCTTCAATATTGAGGTAATGCCACTTTACACAGCCCCTCCAGCGCCGGTATCTGTGCCCGCTGCGATGGAAATGGATGATGACTTTGACAGCGCGTTTGAACACGGAAAAGCTGCTGGCTGGAACGCCTGCCGCGCCGCCATGCTTCAGGGTGCCGAGCCTGTAAGCCAGCCTTGCACGTTACGCGAAGGGGTGGCAGCAATTCGCAACTCTGGCATAGCAATCGACGATGAGAAGATTAAGGCCGAACGAGATGCTCTCAATGAACCTACGTGTTGGTGCCACACCTGCCGCCCCGTGACGGTGACTGACATGCGCTTCATCGTTTGTCCTGATTGCGGTAACAAGCGCTGCCCTCATGCCAATGACCACCGTAATGCATGCACCGGAAGCAATGAACCAGGTCAGGAAGGTAGCGCGTATCCAGCAGCACCGCAGCAGGAGGTTACTCAGGCGCTTGCCAAAGGCATGGAACGTTATGGCGATGCCATGCAAAAACTCGCAGATAGTGGTGACTGATTTTTGGTAATCATTTTTCAAAAGTGATGTTATAATCATGTCATCGGAGCCTGAACAACTCCGGTGACTTCTGCGCATTTAAGGGGACTTAAATGCGACCACAATCTGAACTCTTCACCTTGTCACAGATGCAGAAATGCACCTGCGATTTTCTGCATTCTGCGTTACCTCTCGGAGGTGGCGTATGAAGCAGCAATTCCACCTCGTCAACGACGCCATCAAGCAAAACGCTATCAACTTCATCAGGGAGCTTCCGGTGGACGCCAAGCGCCCGTTAGTTCTCGACATCAAGGAGATGACCCGCACACTCGATCAGAACAAAAAAATGTGGCCGCTGCTTAAAGACCTCTCCGACCAGGTTACGTGGTTTGGCAATAAGTACGATTCTGACGACTGGAAAGACCTGATCACCGCTATGGTCGCCAAGTCCAAAAAGCAAGAGCAGCGCATGGCACCCGGCCTTGATGGTGGTGTTGTGATGTTCGGTCAGCGCACCAGTAAGATGACTGTCCGCCAGATGGTCGAAGTCATTGAGGCCATCTACTGGTTTGGCACTCAGCAGAACGTCAAGTTCAGCGAAAAATCACGCCTCGAAATTGAATGGGCTAAACGCTGGGGTGAGCGCAATGAGTAGCCCACTTTCCCGCGGCATCACAAACGAAATCTTCCGCGTTCCGGCGCGCCGCCAGCGTAAGCCAGCGGTTAAGCCGTCCGACATCCCGACTTTCAAGGACTACACCGCCCGGCTGGTGGATCAGAAATGGCTGCGTCTCGCGGCGAGGAGAAAATCCGCATGAGCATGTATCAACGCATTAATGGCGCTGACTGGCGCAATATCTTCGTTGTCGGCGATCTGCATGGGTGCTACACCCTGCTGATGAATGAGCTCGAAAAAGTTTCGTTCGACCCTGCGTGCGATTTGCTGATTTCGGTTGGAGACCTTGTTGACCGCGGCGCGGAAAACGTCGAATGCCTGGATCTGATTACTATGCCGTGGTTCCGTGCTGTTCGTGGCAACCATGAGCAGATGATGATTGATGGGCTATCGGAGTATGGGAACGTCAATCACTGGTTGGCAAATGGTGGCAGCTGGTTCTTCAATCTCGACTATGACAAAGAAGTGCTGGCTAAGGCTCTGGTTCATAAAGCAGCTGAGCTGCCACTCGTCATCGAGCTGGTTACGGCTGAACGGAAGGTCGTTATCTGCCACGCTGACTACCCGCATAACGAATATGCGTTCGATAAGCCAGTATCAGAAGAAATGGTGATCTGGAATCGTGAGCGGGTTAGCGACGCTCAGGGCGGCATTGTCTCGCCAATAGCCGGTGCTGATCTGTTTATCTTCGGCCACACCCCTGCGCGCCAGCCCCTGAAGTATGCCAACCAGATGTACATCGACACCGGTGCCGTGTTCTGCGGAAAACTCACGCTGGTACAGGTCCAAGGTGGTGCCCATGCGTAAACCATCCCGCCGTAAGTGCAAAGTATGCGGTGAATACTTCGTGCCGAAATTCCACGATATCCGGATCCGGTGGTGCAGCCCGGAGCACGGCGCAATCCTCGCGATGGAAGAACGCGAAAAGGAGAAGGTGAAAGCCGCGGCTAAGCGCATTAAGGAACGTAAAGAGAAAGAGCGCGCGGAGCGCCGGGATCTGAAGGCGAGAAAGGTGGCGCTAAAAACGAAACCGCAGTGGAGAGCTGAAGCACAGGCGGCTTTCAACAGGTACGTCCGTCTGAGGGATGCCGGTAAGCCATGCATCAGCTGCGGCAGGATGCCAGAGCAGAAGTTTGGCGGAACCATGGACTGCGGACACTACCGCACCCGCGGCGCAGCGGCGCATCTTGCTTTCAACCTTCACAATACCGCAGCCCAGTGTGTCTATTGCAACCGGGATCGGGACGGCGCGCAAAAGGCATTTGAACAGGGCCTTATTGAGCGCATCGGTGCCGAAAAAGTCGAGGCGATAAACAACGATAACTCTGTCCGCCGGTTCGACATCCCATATCTGCAGCGCATCAAATCCATTTTCACACGCAAAGCCCGCGCGCTGGAAAAACGCCGGGCGCGCCGACAGGAGGCCGCATGAACCACGCCGACTTCCTGCGATACCAGGCAGAAAGCGTTAAGCGCGCCAGCATGCCACCAGTAGCAAAGCACAGCCAGACCAAAACCAACCAGCCACATAAGGAAGCCGCATGAACAGTCAGCAACTGGAATACGTACGTCAGCAGCTCATTGTGGCGACCGCAGATTTGAGCGGGGCGACGAAAGGGCAGCTGGTAGCTTTCGCCGAGAACGCGCAATTCACCGCGACGGCGCGCAGCCGGGGCCGGAAGAAAATCACCGATCCGGTCACCGGCCGAAAAGTTAACCCTGATGGCCCGGCGATGAGCGGCAGTCAGTCCCGCGCTAAGGGATCTTCTATCGCGCTTGTCAGCCCGGCAGAATTCGTGACAGCATCATGGCGCCGCGCTGTCCTGTCGCTGGATGACCACCAGAAAGCTTGGCTGCTGTGGAACTACAGCGAGAATATCCGCTTCGAGTACCAGGTAGCGATCACCCAGTGGGCGTGGGCGGAGTTCCGGGAACAGCTGGGCGCGAAGAAGGTGGCTGGCAAGACGATGGGGCGCCTGAAAAAGCTAATCTGGCTGGCGGCGCAGGACGTCAAAGCGGAGCTGGCGGGTAAGGATGTGTATCAGCACCAGGATCTGGCTGCTCTGTGTGGCGTTAAACCTGATAACTGGTGCCATAACTACGCCGACTACTGGCGGGTCATGTGCACCATCTTTAAGCGGCTTGATGACGATTCGCTTCTCTGCACTGTGAGAACACGATCACAACAAAAGGCGACTTTTTCGCAGCAGGGTATTGCAAAAGTCAATTAAATAGCATACATTTCATGTAAATCTGATATCGTCGCCATAGCTTTAATTGTCGACACAAAGAATTAAGTGCCTCGCCATCGTGCGGGGCTTTTTTACGCCTGAAGTAAAACTCGCGCCATGCCCGGCGCAAATAAAACACAGAGTCCTACAGAAACGAACCTCGGAGATAACCGCTAATGGCGGCGGCCTCTCTGTGGGCGGTTTTCTGGGCAACGAGGCTCGTTTCTATAGGTAAATACGCATGAATACTATTTGTATCCCTTTGGAAGAGGTCCGCCGAATTTTCGATTTAGACCCTAAATCCCCATCCGGATTGAGGTGGAAGGTATCGCCAAACCACAGGATAAAATGTGGGATGCCAGCTGGAAGCAGAGTTGGAAATGGGTATTACCAAGTTAAAATTTCCGGGATCAGCTATGGGGCTCATAGAGTGGTTTGGTCCATTGCTAATGGTGAAATACCGCAAGGCATGACCATCGATCACATTGATAGAAACCCAGAGAACAATGAAATTTCGAACTTGCGACTTGCTGATAAATACTTGCAGGCAAGAAACAGGAAGCCATACAAAAGAGTTGGCATGGCAGGGAAAAGCAAGGGGAATATTCACCTGAGAAAAAGCGGTCGATATGATGCCACGGTAGGCATCAACGGGAAGATATTTTATTCGAGCGGCAGAGATAAGTCAGTCCTGCAAGCGTGGATAAAAGAAATGCTTGATAAGCATCAGGCGCAGCCTGGTAAATAGATTTCAATGATTTGCCTGTAGCTCAGAGGAAAGAGCAACCGCCTTCTAAGCGGTTGGTCGCTGGTTCGAATCCAGCCAGGCGAGCCAAACCCAGCCAGGGTATTTACGGCCAGAGAGCCGACATTGCCTTACCCTCACATTGCCAGCCTGTCGCGGGCTTTTTTATTTTCAGGTTCCGGGAACCATCATCGACACGCCTACTTGTTAAATCGTCCCGAGGGCCTGATCCCTTACTACAAACAGCACCCCGTTTTTTCGGAGGTGATATGGCTAAACGTATGCAAGATAAAGAAAGCATTGCCGGAGTGTCATGGCTGATTGTCCTTGCTCTGTCATGCTGGGGCGGCCTGGTCCGATACCTTATTGACGTGAAGCAGAACAAAGCCACCTGGAGCTGGATCAATGCACTGGCGCAAATCGCAGTGTCCGGATTTACCGGTCTCATTGGTGGACTGATCAGCGTTGAAAGTGGGCTGAGCCTTTACATGATCCTGGTTACGTCTGGCATTAGCGGGGCGATGGGCTCCGTAGCACTGACGTACTTCTGGGAGCGCCTGACGGGGATGAAGAATGCAAACCAGTGATAAAGGCATTGCCCTGATAAAAGAGTTTGAGGGCTGCAAGCTCACCGCCTACCAGGACAGCGTCGGCGTCTGGACGATCGGCTATGGATGGACTCAGCCTGTCGACGGAAAACCAATCCGCGCCGGGATGACCATTAAGCAGGAAACTGCAGAACGCCTGCTGAAGACTGGGCTGGTCAGCTACGAAAGCGACGTGTCCCGCCTGGTTAAAGTGGGTCTGACTCAAGGGCAGTTCGATGCTCTGGTGTCGTTCACGTATAACCTTGGTGCTCGCTCCCTGTCGACATCGACACTGCTGCGAAAACTCAACTCCGGTGATTACGCTGGCGCTGCCGATGAGTTCCTGCGCTGGAATAAAGCTGGTGGCAAAGTCCTGAACGGGCTGACCCGTCGCCGGGAGGCAGAGCGGGCTCTGTTCCTGTCATGATTGGCGCGCTGGTTAAGCGTTACTGGTTACAGCTGCTGGTGCTGGTGTTAATCGGCGTGCTGGCGCTCCTCGTGAACCACTACCGCGACAATGCCATCACCTACAAAGACCAGCGCGATAAGGCGACTCGTAAACTCAGCCTGGCGACCGCCACCATTAAAGACATGCAGACCCGCCAGCGTGATGTCGCTGCACTGGATGCCAAATACACCGGAGAACTGGCTGATGCGAAAGAAACCATTGAGCGTCTGCATAGCGATGTCATTGCTGGTCGTAAGCGGCTGCAGCTCAACGCAAACTGCCCCACGAACGGAGCGACCAGCACCGGCGGCCTGGGCGATGCTTCCAGCCCCAGACTTACTGACTCCGCTGAACGGGATTATTTCACCCTCAGAGAGCGAATCGCCACAGTGACGAAGCAGGTCGGTTATCTGCAGGACTACATCAAAGAGCAGTGTCTTAAATGATTCGTTACCCAAATAACAGAGCCTGACTTCGGTCGGGCTTTTTTATGCCCGCAGTAAACCGCGCACCGCAGCGCATTCAAACCACGTCGAACCATACCCTTTGAAATGAGCCTTTGAGGAAGTCAGTTAGTGCTGGCGAGCCTCGACGGGCTGATTTCCTATGCGGCAAAGGTTCATCTCAAAGAAAGGTACACGCTATGAATAATCCGTCAGTTATTCCGGCTTTCGATTTTCGTGAAATGGTCACGACTTTCGATAACAAGATAATCACCACATCACTCAAGGTAGCGGACTACTTTGGTAAGCGACACAAAGACGTTTTGCGCGCCATACGTAACCTGAAATGCTCCGAAGACTTCACCCAGCGCAATTTTGCGCCCATTGATTTCATTGATAAAAATGGTGATGTTCAACCTATGTATAACATCACCCGCGACGGATGCATGATGCTAGTGATGGGATTCACTGGCAAAACAGCTGCCGCAGTGAAGGAGTGTTACATCAATGCCTTCAACTGGATGGCCGAGCAGCTAAACCGGCGCATGGCGATGGGTGAAGAATTGCAGCATCGCTACGCCATCAAAGAAACTCGCTCAAAGCTGAAAGGCACGATCGGCAGCCGGTTAATGAACGAGCGGAAGAAAGAGAAGCGCGTTCTGGAACTCGAGCATGAGCACATCATGCAGTTAACGCAGCCGGAATTACTTATTGGCTGATCGCGGCATTACAGGAGCCCTTCACTGAGGGGCTTCGATAATGGAGCACTGGAATTATTCATGAACAGACCACACGCACCAGCGCATTTTACGATGCCACCTGACCCGAAGCCGTACATCAGCATAATGCCCGCCAGTGACGTTGGCGAGTGGCTGAATCAGCACATCCTGAGCGATGAGGGTGACCTCTACAACCCTGACCACCAGCACTTGCTTGAAGCGGATCTGTGCTTTCTCTGGGCGTCGAACGCTTTCGAGAAGAAAGGGCGTTCCGTGCTGGGGCAGGCGGAAGAAGTGGCAATGCGGGCTGGAGGCTGGCAGAAAGCGCGGATGGAGCAGCAGATGTATGAATGGTTCGGCAGGGTGCCGCAGTTCATCATCACGCTCGCCGCCGATTACTGTTCGCAATGTTCCGATCTGGAGTTCTGCGCGCTGATAGAGCACGAGCTTTATCACATCTGCCAGGCGACAGATGAATTTGGCGCGCCGAAGTTCACGCAGGAAGGGCAGCCAAAGCTGAAGCTGCGAGGCCATGACGTGGAAGAGTTTGTGGGCGTGGTTCGCCGTTACGGTGCGAGCCGGGACGTGCAGGAAATGATTGATGCGGCGAATCAGCCAGCGGAGGTTGCTCATCTCGATATTGCCAGAGCGTGCGGGACGTGCATGCTGCGACTGGCTTAAATACTGGACTGTATAAGACGAATGGTGATTTATGGCTGCATTAAAACCTGATGTGAAAGCCTTCATCATTCAGTCGCTTGCGTGCTATGACACGCCATCGCAGGTGGTCGAGGCTGTCCAAAAAGAATTCGGGATCAAGATCACCCGCCAGCAGGCTGAATCTCACGACCCCACGAAGGCCAACGGTAAGACGCTCGCCAAAAAGTGGATCGAGATGTTCCACGCGACGCGCGAACGATTCCTGACCGAAACCAGCGACATTCCGATCGCGAACAAATCCTATCGCCTCCGCGTACTTGACCGCATGGCAACCAAAACCGAGGGGATGAAAAACTTCTCCCTGACTGCTCAGTTGATTGAGCAGGCCGCGAAAGAGGTTGGCGACGCTTACACCAATAAGCTGAAGGTTGAGAGCACTGGCAAGGATGGCGGCCCGATCAAGACCGAGACGACCAACCTCACCGCAGATCAGGCCGCAGAGCTTTACCGCAAGATGATGGGGTGATTATGCCTCTCCCGTTTGAATTCGACTTCAGAAACCCTGATTACCAGATGGTTTTTGAATGGCGGATGGAGCGCTTACAGCGCATTCGCCAGAACCCCGAAATGCTGCCAGCGCTAAAGCAGTTTTACCGCACCAACCCGGCACAGTTCATCATCGACTGGGGTATGACTACTGACCCGCGTAACATCGATTATGGCCTGCCGGTCACCATCCCTTTTCTGCTGTTTCCGAAACAGGAAGAGTGGATTCACTGGATCATGGAGCGGCGCGAACGGCTGGAGAACGGCATCACCGAAAAGAGCCGCGAAATGGGGCTCAGCTGGACGGCGATCGGGCTGGCCTGTTCGCTCTGCCTCTTCAACAAAGAAATGGTCATCGGCTTCGGCTCCCGTAAAGAGGAATACGTCGACAGCACCGGAGACCCGAAGGCGCTGTTCTGGAAGGCGCGCAAGTTCGTGGAAACGCTGCCCGTCGAGTTTCGCGGTTCGTGGGACGAGAAGAAGCACGCGCCGTACATGCGCGTTGAGTTTCCCGATACTGGCGCGGTCATCAAAGGCGAGGCTGGCGACAATATCGGTCGTGGTGACCGTACCACCCTCTACCTGGTGGATGAGGCTGCATTCCTCCAGCGTCCTCTGCTGATTGACGCGGCGCTGTCGCAAACCACCCGCTGCCGTATCGACCTGAGCTCGGTTAACGGCATGGCGAACCCGTTCGCGCAGAAGCGTCACGGCGGGAAGATACCGGTATTCACATTCCACTGGCGAAATGACCCGCGCAAGGATGAAGAGTGGTATCGCAGGGAATGCGAGAAAATCGACAATCCGGTGGTGGTAGCGCAGGAACTTGACCTGAACTACAGCGCATCTGCGGAAGGCGTCCTGATCCCGTCCGATTGGGTACAGGCTGCCGTCGACGCTCATATTAAGCTGGGCATCCAGCCAACGGGCAAACGCCTGGGCGCGATGGACGTCGCCGACGAAGGCCGGGACAAAAACGCCTTTTCGACCCGTCACGGCTTCCTCCTGGAGAACGTGCGGGAATGGTCCGGCGTGGGCAGCGACATTTACCAATCCGTTGAGAAGGTCTTCGGCTTTTGCGAACAGGACAACCTCGAAGAATTTCGCTTCGATGAGGACGGCCTGGGCGCTGGCGTTCGCGGCGATGCACGCGCCATCAACGAACTGCGTAACGCTGCGCGCCGACCGTCAATACTCGCCACACCGTTTCGCGGTAGCGGCGCGGTGTTTGATCCGGACGACGAAGCGGTGCGCGGCGACAACGGACAGGCCGCCCGCCTGAACAAGGACTTCTTCGCTAACGCCAAGGCCCAGAGCTGGTGGCGTCTGCGCAAACTTTTCCAGAACACCTATCGCGCTGTGGTTGAAAAGATGGCTTACAACCCGGACGAAATCATCTCAATCAGCGGCACTATGGCGAACAAAGACAAACTCATCATCGAGCTGTCGCAGCCGACCTACTCCATTAACGGTGTGGGGAAAATCGTTGTTGATAAACAGCCTGACGGCACCAAGTCGCCGAACCTCGCCGACTCGGTGATGATCAGCTACGCGCCAATGAATTCAGCCCTGAACATCTGGGAGCTGCTAGGGAGACAGGCCTGATGGCACGAAACAAGCAAGCCTCTCAGCGAACGGCGCAGGCCACCGCTGATGGCTATGAAAACTTTGTCGCCCGCGTGGGGATGCAGACGCCTAACCAGCACTCAGCATCGACCTACCGGGCGAACTTCACCAGCCGCAACCGCATGCTGGTGGAATGGTCCTATCGCGGTTCGTGGGTTATCGGCGAAGCGGTCGACGCTATCCCGGACGATATGACCCGCAAAGGCATTCGCATCACCTCGGAGATTGACGCCAAAGACCGTGGCACCCTCGAAGCGCAGCTGGATGAGTTGCAGATCTGGGATGCGCTGAACGACGTGCTGAAATGGTCGCGTCTCTACGGCGGCGCGGTTGGCTTCATCATGATTGAGGGGCAGGCACCAATGACCCCGCTGCGGCTCGAAACCATTGGCGAGGGCAAGTTTAAGGGCATTCTCCCGCTCGACCGCTGGATGATTAACCCGGTGCTGACACGCCGCATTAAAGAGATGGGGCCGGACCTCGGCAAGCCTGAGTTTTACGACGTGGTGACCACCGCAACGGGCATTCCGGCCTGGCGCATCCATCACAGCCGCCTGATCCGCTTTGATGGCGTCACGCTGCCATTCCAGCAGAAGATGACCGAAAACGAATGGGGAATGTCGGTTGTAGAGCGTATCTGGGATCGGCTTACTGCGTTCGACAGCGCCACTGTCGGCGCGGCGCAACTGGTCTACAAAGCGCATCTGCGTACCTACAGTGTGGAGAAGCTGCGCGAGCTTATCGCGCTTGGTGGCCCCGCGTTCGAAGCGCTGCTGAAGAACATCGACCTGATCCGCCAGTTCCAGAGTAATGAAGGCATGACGCTCATGGACTCGCGAGATAAGTTCGAAACCCATCAGTACAGCTTCAGCGGTCTGGATGACATTCTTTCGCAGTTCGCTGAGCAGATCAGCGGTGCCGTTGGTATCCCGCTGGTGCGCCTGTTCGGGCAGTCCCCGAAAGGCTTCTCTACTGGTGACGCAGACCTCGCCAACTATTACGACCGGGTGAGCTCATTGCAGGAGCGCCGCTTACGGCTGCCGATGCGCCGGATACTGGACATTATGCACCGCTCGGAACTCGGTAAGCCGCTGCCGGACGATTTCACGTTTGAGTTTAACCCGCTATGGCAAATGTCTGACGTTGACCGCTCAACGGTGGCCGTAAACACCACAAACGCGATCAGCACCGCGCTGAGCGACGGATTAATGACGCGTAAGGCGGCGATGACCGACCTGCGCGAAAACTCTGACGTCACTGGCATCGGGGCATCCATTACCGACGAGGATATCGAGAATGCCGAAGACGAAGCGCCGCCAGGCATCGGCGAACTTGGCAACAAACCGCCAGAGTCGCCAGGCGGAGATCCGATATCGAACGAGCCTACGGCAGATAGCGCGGGCGGTCGGGGATATCGTAAATGGGCGCTACGATGGTTCAAATGATAGCGTCACCGAGATAATGGATGCGCTGGAGCGCTACAGCGAAATCATCACCCCTTGGGCGACGAAGGTTGCTGAGAACTTCACCGCAGACATTGCGCGCCAGAATGAAAAGCAGTGGCGTCAGCACAGCCGGAACATCAGCGCAGAGCTGCGCAACATTGTTGACCGCGCCCCGGTAGGCCAGGTGATGAAATCCATCGTTGCCGAGCAGATTAAGTACATCAAATCGCTACCTCTTGAGGCCGCCGATCGGGTGTATGACATTCAGAACAAAGCCATCGAGGCCGTTGTGACTGGTGGCCGCGCTGAGCCATTCGCGAAAGAGATAGCAGCGTCCGGTGACGTGTCACGCTCACGAGCGAACCTTATCGCCCGTACCGAGCTTGGACGTGCAACCGGCGCGCTCGATCAGGCGCGTGCGCTGTCAATTGGTTCGAATGGTTATATCTGGCGTACAGCCGAAGATGGCGACGTCCGGCACTCTCATCGTGAGATGGAGGGCAAGTTTGTCGAATGGGGCCGACCTCCAACGCTTGACGGCATGACCGGTCATGCTGGTGAGCTCCCGAACTGCCGCTGTTACAAAGAGATCGTCTTCCCCAACCCTCATTCTTATCTCGCCTGAATCGCAGGTAAACCATGAAATATTTTTTCAATACCCGGCTGGGGGAAACCCGCTATCAGCTGGCTGACGGCTCTCTGTTGTGCAAAGACGTGCCGATAGGTCGAACGGGTAAGCAGCTTTACGGCGCTGCCGATCTGCCAAACCTCAAACCCGACAAGCTCGGCGAGATAGTCGTAACGCGCTCTCCTGATCAGGTATTCCATCCGGCCACGCTCGCCTCATTCGAAGGGATGAGCATCACGATCCTGCATCCTGAAGATGAAAACGGGAATGTGCGGCTGGTCAACCCCGAGAACTGGAAAGAGCTTGCGGTCGGGCATCTTCAGAACGTTCGGCGCGGGACTGGTGATCAGTCTGATTTGATGCTGGCTGACCTTATCGTCAAAGACGAAAGCGCCATTCAGCTGATCGAAGATGGTCTGCGCGAAGTGTCGTGCGGCTATGACGCTGAGTACGAGCAGACCGAACCCGGAAAAGCCGAGCAGGTCGATATTACCGGAAACCATGTGGCTCTTGTCCCTAAAGGCAGAGCCGGAAATCGTTGTGCAATTGGAGACAGAGACACAATGGCAAATCAAAAGAAAAGCTGGTGGACCCGCATGCGCACGGCCATCAAAACGGGTGATGCTGACACCATGAACGAACTGCTGGACTCTGCGCCAGCGGCGGTAACGGGCGATGAAGGGGATCTGCCGAGCGGCGTTAACCTCAACATTAATCTTTCACCGCAACAACCATTGCCGGACAAAAAGCCGGAAATGGGCGGAGAGCCAACCGGCGACGGCGAGGACGATATCAAAACCTTGCTCAAAGCCCTGCTGGCTAAGCTGGAAGGTACTGCAACGGGCGATAACGACGATAAGCCTGACGGCAAAGATAACAAAGACCCTACCTGCGACGGTGAGGACGACGAAGAGGAAACCACGATTACCGGTGACGCTGCTTATCGTGCCGAAGTTATCGTTCCGGGTATCGATCTGAGCCGTAAGGTGAAACCGACCGCGTTCAAACGTGATGTGCTGTCCGCCGCTGACAAAACACTGGTTCGCCAGGTTGTCGGTGATGCGGATATCCGCAAATTGCCCAAGCAATCGGTAGATATGGCGTTTAACGCCGTGTCAGAGATTGCCAAAGGGCGAAACACCCGTAGCACCACGGGCGATGCACAACGTCCAAATATGGGCATGACCAGCATCGCTTCCCTGAACAAACAAAACGCCGACTTCTGGTCTAACCGCAAAGGATAATCCAATGACTGCATATCTGTACCTTATGCAACTAATATCTATTAATCAGTGCGTTATCGTTCGGAATCATGCGGCATTACTGGCCTGAACCATAAAAACCCTACTCCGAACATGTGCGGATTTATTCGCCATATTTCGCTTTGATTCGGTATATGAGGGACTAGAACGAGAATCAAGCGCCGTTTGCATTACAGGTAGACAGAGAGGTGTTGAATGATTGTTAGGCCACTAACTAGCGTCGAAGTGAAAAGCGCGAAGGCACAGGGCAAGGATTTCAGTTTGCACGATGGTTTCGGTTTGTTGCTTTACATCACAAGCCGGGGCGGTAAGTCATGGCGCTTTCGGTATGTGCATCCGGTAACGAAGAAGAGACAAACCTATACCATTGGTAGATACCCGGAGTTTACTTTGTCCGAAGCGAGGGAGGAGCGTTCGAAATTACGCCGCATGGTAGCTCGAGGGATAGATCCGAACGAAGTCAAAAAAGATGCCAGGAATGAACAGCGTAAAATGTACGCACAGTCATTTCAGGCCGTTGCCGATGAATGGCTAAAAATCAAGATCAAAGAAGGTGCGAGAAGCAACACGCTTGAATCGCACAATGTGACGTTGAAGCATCTTTCCACGATTTTTAGGCATACCACGGTACATAAAATAAACGCAGCCGATACTATTCAGGCTTTTAAACCTTTCAGGGAAAGGCCATCAACGCTTACGAAAATGGTTATTACCATTAACGCCATAATGGATTATGCGGTAAATATTGGGGTTATTGAGCACAACCCGCTATCGAAAATTGGTAAAGCATTCCCGGCTGAAAAAAATGAACCAAGAGCGACTTTACAGAAAGAGCGGTTGCCCGAATTTTTAAGCGCATGGAACGAGTTGAGCTTATGGGAGCCGTCGAAACTGGCTTTATTATTTCAGATCATAACAATGGTCAGACCTACGGAGGCTGGCGGCGCTCTCTGGAATGAGATTGATTTCGATAATTCAGTCTGGCAAATCCCTGCAAGCCGGATGAAAGGAAAGCGCCCCCACGTAGTCCCATTATCGAGCCAGGCTATAAACGTGCTTAAAGAGGCCGAGAAGTGGAAGCGCTGCGATTATGTTTTCCCCTCATGGAGAAAAGAAAATAAGCCGATCTCACGATGTGCTACTCAGGCCGGAATACATAAAACAGCGTTTAAAGGACAGATAGTTCCTCATGGATTCAGGGCGCTGGCCTCGACCGTTTTGAACGATGAAGGGTTTAATCCTGACGTGATTGAGGCTGCCCTCGCCCATAAAAGCGCTGATGCGATTCGAAATGTTTATAACCGTAGCGACTATCTGGAAAAACGCCGGGTTTTAATGCAATGGTGGGGGGACTTTATCGAGGCCGCAGAACGTGGCGAAATACTGGAGACAAGTGGCGATAAGGGGTTAAGGCTGGTGGTATAAGGCATATCCATATCTGGATAATCACGATTTTAAAAGGGTTTAGCTGGCTTCAAGCCAGCTTTTTTTATGCCCAAAGCTAACCGGAATGCGTTTTTTCTATTCAAATTATATATAATCATATCGAATATATGCGGAGGTTTTTATGTCTATAAGTGGCGGTGATATTTTGCTAAAGGGTGAAGTGAAAGCGCGTTTACGGTATCGCTCAGACTCGTCATTCTACGAGTTCCTAAAAGACGAGAAAAACGGCTTTCCAATGCCTTTTAAAGTCGGTGGGCGTAACTGCTGGTATGAAGATGAAGTTGACGCCTGGATAAGTAAACAAAGCGAGAAGCGCGGGATCTGCACATCATGAGTGTTTGCAGATTTGGGAAAGAGGGCTTGCTAACGGCTATCCGGGCAAGCCCTTTTTATTGTCAGTGGTGGGGATCTGTAACTTACGGCCACCAGCACCGGTAATCACCTTCTGGCTGGTGGCTTTGCTGGCATGGCTATTACGCCGCCGCATCATCTGAGTTGAATTCAATGTGAATTCGGTCATAAGGCAGCACGATCTTTTCGCCGTCTTTGTCCAGAACGCCGCCGTTAAGCAGTGACTGAACATCGTTATAAACACCGCGAAAATCACGGTTAACAATGCGTGATAGCTCGCGGATTGAGACGGCTTGCGCACCCTCCATCGCTTTGATGATCTGCCAGCGGTTAGGGGCAAGCATCGTTTTAGCCAGTTGTTCTACAGTGGGAAAAATCAGTTCGGAACCGATGAAATCCCCGTTCATTGCGCGGGAGGCGTCTGCCATTGCCACCCGGAAAGCGTCATCAACGGTCATTACTCTGACGGTCAGCACTCGCATGGTATTACCTCCTCAACAGGTTTATGTCAGCCTGAAAACTGGCGATCAGGTTCTCAATGGTGGTGAATGTCACCGGATATTCCCGATCATGAATGTGTTTGTGGTCGCCTTTGCCACGTTCGTTGTCGTAACGCATGACGCACTCGCCATCTACGATGTAGGCCAGGCTGTACTTGTATTGGTGCTGGCTACCTAAAATTGCCGGGTCTACTTCCAGAATGCGGATAGAGGCGAAAGCGTTATCAGCTATCTGGATACGGCGGTTCATCAACTCAACAGCGGGCATTGGCTTATCTCCTTGTTGATGTAAATAATAACATCACAAATAAGCGATGTAAATGATTACATCATAGTGGGTAAGTTACCGATGGCATGAACGGTTCGCCGCTGGTGGCTCTCGATCTCCTGAAATCTCAGGGGATTGTCGGAGCCTGATTTTAATCGGCGGACTTCTCCGCCGATTGAGTGCGGGCAGCGCGCTCCCTGTGTATCGGTTTCGGTTCTGGATGGATCGCGTTTCGTTTCTGGTGAATTTGCATTCGCAATTTGTCCGCAAAACCTTGCCCCACCAGCCTTGATAGGTGTTTTCTCTTTGCGAATTCGCAGTTCCATTCGCACTTTGATTCGCAGTTTTGAAATGTTCCCGAGATGGGAGCACGAGCGATTACAGGTGTTAAGAAATTTCGGATGAATGATATTGACGCCGAATCCATTAACCCGGCCTTTATATCGACTTGCCATTAAGCACAATTTACTATGTCCTACATTCTTGGTTTGAAAGAGCATTAGGACGATGAAAAAAGAAAGATTGACGAACTTTTTCAGGATAGCAGCCTGCGTTTCTCTGGCCTTTCCTATCGTGGCTTGTACTGCTGGCAAGTTAGATCCTGCGAAAGCCCTAACCACAATGCATGTTGTCAAGAGCGAGGATTACAAGAAGCGACCGGGATGGGATGCGCTGGTCCGTTTGGGTATTGATGATTGCACCACATACAAAAATGGTGGGGAAAGTGTTTTCAAATGGGGTGATCGTTTATGTGATGAAAAAAGCATCATTAAGTCAGTGAATGAAAATCCTCAATCTATACCAATTTTTTATGCCGCTTATCATGAGTATGGGAGCTATGAAGTTGGCTCTATATCGACTTTCGAACATGGAGCGAGAGTCAGTGACGAGATGGCTAAAATTCCGCTTAATTTAGCTACTGTTTTGAGTAATCCGGCAAGAGTTGAGGCCATTTACGATGATTACGAAAATGACCGCTGGAGTATGGGGTTAAACAAGGTTAGCAAAAGCGATTTTAAAAATAGCATTGCAACATTTACCAAAAACAGAGACGCATTAGCCTCCAGTTATCAAAAGGCTCATGATGAAAATCAAAAACAATACCAGGCAGAACGGGATGCACGAGTTAAGCGTGAGAAAGCAGAATCAATAGCTTCTGAAAGAGAGATTAACCTTGTGCTATGGCAGAACCCGACGCCAGAGCAGCGGATGATTATCGACGCATTGCACACTGTTAAATTTACTATCAGGAATGATGGTGTTGCATACGCTAATGGTCGTCGTTTTATGTCAGTGGCCGGGCTGGAGTCCCTCAAAAATAGCCTGAACATGAGTATGGAGTCATGCTCTGATGTAGGGGCGTATGTTGACGAAAAGGTAGTAGGTCGGGCATGTGTGCAGGCTTTAGCGAGGGATATTGTTGAGTGGGGGAAAACTGCTAAAGATAGCTCTATTTCTGATCGGGCATGGAACGCTGCCGCAGTCGATGGAAGTATTACCTACAACCCTATCAAGTGGGAAATTCTTTTCTCTCATTGGGCTGGTATGGCACGAGTTTACGCTTCTCGCGGGTACTAATCACAAGTTTGCATTGCGGGCGCAGGGGATATTTCCCTTGCGCTTAACGGGGCAGTGTGGTTATGATTATTTTGCACCTCACAAAACGGGTGCCGGGCGTGAGAACCCGGATAAGGTCAAAGGCGACAACAGACGCCTATCGCGTCTTTTTTATTGTCGCAATGTCAGTCCCCCCCATATTCAGCGGCGTAGAACTGCACAGAATCAATGGTGGCGCTGGCAGGGCAGCTTTCGGGCTGGCCGGTTCCCTTTGACGCCGGTATTCTCACCCCTGTCAGTGTCACCACCCTTTAGAGCGTGAGAACTCAGGTGGTGGCTCCTTAAATTAGTCAAAGGAGATCATCATCATGATGACTATCCCTACCCTCACTCAAACAAAATTCACCTGGCGCTTTCTTGCGCTTAATCGCCACGATAAAAAAGCCAAACCTTGCCGTCTGTCCGTTGAGGCTGCGACCGAACGCGAAGCCCGCCGCATCCTTGCGCCGCACTTTATTTTGTCTCTGGCCGCACGTCTGCCAGTGCCGGAGGTGCGCCGTGTTTAACCTCCAGACACTGACAGCCAAAGCCCGCGAGCTGCGCGGCAATGTCGTTAAGGCGGCGAGCACAAAGGGCAGTCGCACCATGACCCCTGTCTATGACCGCGACGAGCAGCGCAAGCTACGCGAGCGCATCCAGCATACGCAACCGGATTGGGTGTTGCTCTGGTGGGATATTGCGACCGTGACCGGCTGGCGCACCAGCGACGTTTGCAACCTGCGCTATTCCTGCGTCAATTGGGAAACGGGGCAGGCGACAATTATCGTTGCCAAGCAGACCAAAGCCGCCGAAGCGCGGGCAACCCGCAAAGGTATCGAGATTGTGCGCCAGCAGCGCAAGGACGCCGCACGTCTCGCCGCTGACCATATCGCCTATATGAAGTGGGATAGTATCGGTTGCGACGAGCTGGCCGCCGATATGAACGACGAAGAACAGGCCATAGTATTCGAGCTGGTGGCAAAGGCGGACGTCAAACACGACACCAAACAGTTACCGCCCGGCATCATCAAGCGGCTGCGTGACCGTCAGGATCGGAATCTGGTAGAGGACGACCTGGTATTTTCCCGCTCTCAAATCGAAAGTAACCGTTGCCAATGTCTGGAAGGTAGCGTGACCCGCCAAACCATTTGGCGAAAACTCCATGGCGTAATGGCGTGGTTTACCCGCTTCATTAATGCCAAGCTGCGCCTGAGCGCGTACTCCAGCCGCAAAATAGCAGCGTTTAACCTCATGTCTGCCGGAGGCGAACAGGGCTTGCTGGTGGCCTCTGAAATGCTGGGGCACAGTAACCCGGCTATAACCCGCACCTACTTACAGCTTGGTAGCAAAGCATCCGCGATCCAGTCACGTCTGGCTATGGAGGTCACAGCATGAACCTTTACAACGATTTTGTGCGCGTCAATTTCCCCGATACCGATAAAGATGACCTCCTGATGCTGTCTTCTCGTGCTGAGTGCGCCGCAGATAACATCCTGAATGGGATCGCCGCCGTTGGTAAAATGATGTTTTACGCTGGAGGAGCTGATAACGACGCCTATGAGCCGTCAGCAACAGATTTCCGAGATATTGGCGGAATGCTGATGGAATTAATGCCGTTGGCGCGAGCGTTATCTGATACCGCTGCCAATGCGGAATCTCAGTGTCGTCAGATGACTAAAGGTAAATAACCATGGAAAAGAAATTAACTGGCTCTACTGCCAGTGGCTTCGCTCGCACTGTGATCCGCAAAGGCGATAAATGGAAGGATAAACGGGGCTGCCTGGTAACAGTGGAAAATTACCGATTCAACAGAGTGACATTTTATCGGGATGGCTACGCATCGCCGTGTGTGCAGTCGGATTTGCGATTTTTAACAGAGTTTCAGCCAGTGGATGAGGTTAAGCCGTGAAAGATAATTTTATTTACGATGTGCGCATCAAGGCGACCGGTCACTGGCAGTCAATTTTTGAACGGCTCGGTATTCCGACCAACCGCAGCGAGGGACCATGTCCGGCTTGCGGTGGCAATACCCGTTACCGCTTTGATGACAAGGACGGGCGAGGCACTTACTTTTGCTCACATTGTGGCGCAGGAACGGGGCTGGATTTGGTGATGAAGGTCAGGCAATGCGGTGCGCGTGAGGCGGCTATGATGGTGGCGGAAGTGATGGCGTTGCCGTTGCCGGAACAGAAGCCAGCCAGAGAGAAGCCTCAAACGGATATAGCCAGCAAGATAGCCTGTCTGGCTGCCAAAACTGCGCCGGGTCAGTCTGACTACCTCACATCAAAGGGGCTACAGCGCCCCTTCCCGCTGCTGTCAGACGGCTCGATGTTGATCACGTTGACGAACGTCGCCGGGGCGATTACCGGGGCACAGGTCATTAAGCCTGATGGTAGTAAGCGGCTGGTGGCCGGAACGGTGAAGAAAGGCTCCTTCTGTGTGGTTAACTCCGTTGAAAATACGGAAACGGTAGTGATATCCGAGGGGCTGGCGACAGCGTTATCCGTTCAGGAATTGCGACAAATTGCGACAGTTATCGCCGCGATTGACGCCGGGAACCTCCCCGCCGTTGCTATGGCGATGCGCCAGCGTTACCCGAATGCGCAGATCATCATTGCCGCAGATAACGACCAGAGCAGCGAAAGTGACGGAATTGAAGGAGTGAAAGTTAACACTGGCAAGGAGGCCGCAGAGAAAGCCGCGAAAGCCGTTTCTGGCTGGGTTTCCATGCCACCAGTGGACTATAAAGCGGACTGGAACGACTACCACCAGCAATACGGCCTTGAAGCGACCACAGCAGCATTTAACGCCTCAATGTACCAACCGGAGGGTAAGAAAGTGGGTGCGACACTGACAGCTATCGACGGCGGCAAGAAAAGCCCTGGTATCGACGACGACCTTAAGCCGCGAGTGGAGAGCCGTTCGGATGGCATTCACTGGATCACCCCGAAAGTGGACAAAGACACAGGGGAAATTATCAATACCGAGGCGTGGTTATGTTCTCCGCTGGAGATTGCTGGTGCGGGGAGTGATAACGCGAGGCAGCGCTTTCTGATCCTGCGTTGGGACGTCCCCGGCAACCGGGGGCAAGTTACCCGGGCGCTTCCATGGGAGGACATTGGCGACCGTGAGGGATGGCGAACGCTGAAAAACGGCGGTGTCAGTGTAACGACCAAACCATCGTTACGGGCAATTCTGGCTGACTGGCTACAGCGAACCGGTAGCGGTAAGGAGTGGCAGATCAGCCACACCACAGGCTGGCACAGCGGAGCCTACATCATGCCGGATGGAGATGTTATTGGTGAGCCAGAGATACCGCTGTTATTCAGTGGCCGCAGTGCGGCGGCTGGTGGCTATACCGTCAGTGGAACGCCGGAAAGCTGGCGTGATTCGGTGGCGCGCCTTGCGCTCGGCAACCCGTCAATGATGCTGGGTGTTGCTGCTGCGCTGTCTGCGCCGCTGATCGGGCTTGTTGGTGCTGACGGGTTCGGTGTGCATCTTTTCGAGCAGTCCAGCGCAGGGAAGACGACGACAGCCAATATCGCCAGCAGCCTTTACGGTGAACCTGACGCCCTGCGCCTTACCTGGTACGGTACTGCGCTGGGTATCGCCAACGAAGCGGAAGCGCATAACGACAGCCTGTTACCGCTGGACGAAGTGGGGCAGGGCAGCAGCGCCAAAGACGTTGCGACCTCTGCCTACACGCTGTTTAACGGTGCCGGAAAGCTACAGGGGGCGAAGGAGGGCGGCAACCGCGAGTTGAAGCGCTGGCGTACCGTAGCGATCAGTACCGGGGAAATGGACATTGAGACGTTTCTTTCTGCTGGTGGGCTGAAAGTTAAGGCCGGGCAACTGGTGCGACTGCTTAATTTACCGATGGAGAAATCAGTAACGCACCATGAGTACCAGAACGGCAAGCAGCACGCCGACGCGCTCAAAGAGGCTTACCAGACGAACCACGGAGCCGCAGGCCGTGAATGGATTAAATGGCTTGCAGGCCACCAGCAGGAGGCAAAACAGGCTGTCAGAGCTGCGCAAGAGCGCTGGCGCGGTCTTATCCCTGCTGATTATGGCGAACAGGTTCACCGTGTGGGCGAGCGGTTCGCCATTCTGGAGGCGGCTCTGGTGTTGGGGATGCCTGTCACTGGCTGGGGGGAGCAGGAAAGCCGGGACGCTATCCAGCATGGCTTTAACGCCTGGGTAAAAGAGTTCGGCACGGGGAACCGTGAGCATAAGCAGATCGTCGAGCAGGCGGAGGCGTTTCTTAATGCCTACGGCCTGAGCCGTTTCGCGCCATTCCCGTATAGCCCGGCTGACATGCCGATCCGGGATTTAGCCGGATACCGTCAGAAAGGTGAGCATGACGAAAGCCCCGTAGTGTTCTACACCTTTCCGGCTGCGTTCGAAAAGGAGATAGCGCAGGGCTTTAATGCTAAACAGTTTGCCCGTGTGCTTGCCGGGGCTGGGGTGCTGAAACCGCCAGCCAGCGGAAGGGGGTATCAGCGTAAATCCCCACGAATTGATGGACGCCAGATAAACGTTTATGTGCTCCAGCTACGACCCGACGAGATAGAGGGTGAAGAATAAAGTACACATACGAGATTGTTTTTTGTTGGTTCAGTTGGTTCAGTAACTACTTAATTAAGTTAAGTGTATGTATTTAATGTATTTACCTGCTAATAAGTGAACCAACACTGAACCAACAAACTCCCATTTTGAACCAACAGGTGCCGCTATTGAACCAACACCCTTTTCTGGCTGGCCTGTTAATCCTTCTCACTGAACCAACACGAAAATAGCGTTTGTTGGTTCAAAACAGGGCTTTGTTGGTTCACTCTCCAAGAAATAATCCTTATAAAACAACAATCTTTACAAATTGAACCAACTGAACCAACTGAACCAACATGTTTTTGCTTATCTATAGAGTTTTTTTCGGAGAGAAATTACGAATTTGGAGGGGCATCGCCTAAGCGACAGTATGCCGAAACGGCAACTTTGCGGAGCGGAAAAGAAAAAGCCCGCGCTGGAGAGGCGAGGGCTTTTGTTAACCATGTTAATGCAATCACACAATGGTGGATCACCCTCATAGTATCACGTCGATTTATTATTTCAATATGCGCAACGATGTTTACTAATATTGCAATTTATGCAATGATCAGGATTTAAACAACGCAAAGGGTTATGAACAATGAAACAGATAACCAATGTTAATCTGGAAAGCGATAACGCTGGTGGAACAGTCGAGGTGACTTACTCCGATGATACGTTCGAAAGGCTGACCTGTTCGCTGCCTGTGGCTCTCGTCATTGCGAATCTTGCAACGACGCTTAAGCAGGAACGTGCAACACGCATTGCAACCGGCGACCGCCTGCGCCGTATGTACACCCGCGATAGTGACATGATTACCCGTAGCGGTAGCGGCGCTTCCACGACCTCCACAGCGCCAACGTCAATGGATGCCGAATTTATGCGCCTGGTACGCGCTGTAGCGCCAAAATATGACAACGCCCTTCCTGATACCGACCCCCGCCTTGTTGCGCTCGACGTGCTGCGTTACGCACCCGCTGAGGCATTCAGTGCGGTACACCCGACCCCGCTATCAGAGATTCAGCTTGATCAGGCTATCGACGTGCTGGAGCAGGTAGGCGACTACATGCGGGTTAACAACGTTTCCCCGAAGATTCTCACCACAGGCGACGCCATTCGCAGTATTAACACCGACAACGCCAGTTTCTGGGGCAAAAAACACTAAGGAGATATGAGCATGGCTATCTATGACCCGAAATTAGCAGCAGGAAACCCGCAAAGTGTCGGGCGTAAACTCTTTGGCCGCGAGCAGGCCGAGCAATTGCGGATGCGTAACAACTTCAACAACGAATGCCGCAATCTGGAAAAAGCCAACGAAGCGAATGCAAAGTTCTGGAGTGAACAGGATGAAAAAGCCAAACGTTAAGCCCGTATTGCTATCTGGCGACCAGTTCGCCGCTATCTGCAAGATCCAGGAGCGCGAACGGCAGCGCTCTGATATTGGCGTCGCGCCGTCTGTGCATCAAATTGCCCGTGGGCTGGTGGCTAAGGCGCTGGCATCAATGACGACTGAGGGGGCGTAATGAAAAGCGGAGTAACCATTCGCGCTGATAACGCCCAAGCCATTTTGGATGCGCTTAAATCCATCAGTAAGAAAGAAGTGCTGGTGGGTATCCCGGAAGACGATAGCCAGCGTGAAGATACTCCGTTTGGTAATGCCGGGATCGGATACGTCAATGAATATGGCTCACCAGCGCAAAACATCCCCCCACGCCCACACCTGATCCCCGGCGTTAAATCGGTAGAGGAACAGACGGTGCCGCAGCTCAAAGCAGCGGCACAGGCTGCGCTTGATGGTAATGCGGCGGGTGCGGAAAGAGCGTTGAATCAGGCAGGGCAAAAAGCGGTGAATGGTGTTCGCCATTACATGAAAATTACGAACTTTACTCCGCTTTCTGACAGCACTATCGAGGCTCGTGCAAAGAGAGGCAAAGTAGGTCGTAAAGGTGCGAATGCCGAGATGGCTCGCAGAGCAGCCGATGGAAAGTTGAATGCCATTGACCCTGAATCAGGCCAATTTATAAGTAATCAAAATGCCCGCCCGCTGATTGATACAGGGAAATACCGCGATGCTATTAAATATGTTGTTAGGGATAAAGATGATGAATATTTCTGAGGTGGAAGGCATCGTGTAATGGGTATTTTTTACGATATTAAATTCAGATTGGGAAAGCTCGAGGGCGGTTATGTCAGAGTTAGCTCGCGTCAATGAACTAAAACAGAAAGATTTTTTCTGCTGGCTTCCAAAAGGTAAGAGGTGTGTCGCTTATCATGAGGCGGGGCACGCCATCGCAGCATGGCTTTTATGCGTTGATATTTATAGTATTTCTATTATGGATGAATTCGGCTTCTTGGGTGAAAAACATGCTCTTGAAGAAGAGTGTATTGGAGCTGTTTACCATTCTTTTTGCTATACGTGGGATCTGAAAGGAATGCGGGAAAGTAAATCCGGAGTTATAGAAAATGGAAGGAAAATATCGTTTATTGAATATCATGCGGCTGCAATAAAAAGAGATATTCAGCGTAATTTATTCATATCTCTTGCTGGCCCAGTATGTGAGGTTGCATATGGTGGGGGAAATATATTTAGCCCAACTTGTTCTTTTAGCAAGCGCTCACCTGGTTCAGATCGGATGAAGGTTGATGAAATGCTGGATTCGTTCTGCGAGTGCTATCAAGGAACCGTTCGTGAAGATATGCTTCAGCACATGATTAACAAAACTGAATTACTTGTTAAGCAACACTGGGATAAAGTAGAAAAATTAGCCAGTATTCTTGAGCATAATTATTTTATCCGTGGCAATTCACTTAACCAGATAATTGGCATCAATTTTATTGACCGGGCAACTCCTTTTCTTGAGCAGGAGTCAAGCTATGACATGGCTTCCACGGGAATTAACTGATGATGCGATCTGTAACTTTAAGTAGCGGTGCAGGGGGCAGAACTCCGAACGCTACTTTTATTTCCTTTGTCAAAAGGTGAACAATGGCAGCATTACCAACAATGGCTAAGGTTATGATTATTCAATCATTAGCTTGCTATGAACCCCCTTCCAGAATCGTCGAACTTGTAAAACAAGATTTTGGCATCGTTGTTACCCGACAACAGATATCGGCCTACAACCCCGAAAATACAATGGCTAAAAATCTTAGCCAAAAATGGGTTGATCTCTTTAATCACACTCGCGCCCGCTTCCAGAGTGAAATATCAGATATCCCTATCGCCAACAAAGCGTATCGGCTGCGTATGCTCGATCGCATGGCGAACCGTGCAGAGGCAATCAAAAACTACGCATTAACAGCGCAGCTTATCGAACAGGCCGCGAAAGAGTGCGGGGACGCTTACACCAACAAATTAAAGGTTGAAACAACGGGTAAAGATGGCGGTCCGATCAGAACGGAAACAACGAACCTAACTGCCGAAGAAGCCGGGGAGGTATACCGCAAATTTATGGGATAACCACCAGCATTGTGACACGTCACGCGTGAAAAATTGCACTGCCAGTTAATGGGCTGGTGGCACAGATTGCATATTGAAATACCCCGCAAATCCTACAGATCAGGTATTGAGTAACTTACCCCATTCAGTGCCACACATCACAGAGCAGCCTATGGACTACACCAAAAATCAGGCTGCAAATAAATCCTTATATTTCAGTTGATTAAATAATGGCCTTGCATTCCTGTACCGGATGCCTGTTGGCATTGCCGGGGCTATCTCTCGCCCGCAGGACTTAACCGTCGAACCGGTGATCCTTAAATCCGCTAACGCCTTCGCTGCCTATGGTCTGGCTGGCAAATACGACGCTGACGGATTTTTCGTGCCGCTGGCGGACGGTGACACCGCCGACAAGGTGAAGGGTATCTACGTTCGTCCGTATCCGACCACGTCGCAGCCGGACATGGTTCGCCAGGTGGGGACGGATAAGAACTTCCCGGGCGACGCCATGAAGCGTGGCTACATGACCGTTAACCTCGGATCTGGCTTCGATGCCAGCACCATCAAAAAAGGCGCGCCTGTCTACGTGGTTGTTTCGCTCGATTCGACCATTGACGTGCCGCTGGGCGGCTTTATGTCCACGTCCGTCAGTGGCAAAAACGTGGCGCTGACCAACGCCGAATTCACAGGGGCCGGTGACGCTAACGGCAATGCAGAAATCTCCTGGAAGATTTAAGGAACAGACGAATGATTACTTTTGATCAGGCAACCGTTGATGGCTCTGGTGCCTTTCTCATCGGGGAACTGGAGCGACTCGACCAGACGCTGAACCTGCCGCTGGTGGGTTACACGTGGACCCGCGATATTCAGCTGCGTGAAGACGTTTCTATCGCAGATGACATTTCCAGCTGGACTAACACCAGCTTTGGCGCTGCGGGTACTGGCGCAAATCCGAACGGTAAAAACTGGGTAGGCAAAGACTCCACTGCTATTGCTGGCGTGAACGTTGATATCGGCAAAGACGGCAATCCGCTGAACCTCTGGGGTATGGAACTGGGCTGGACCGTTGTAGAGCTGGCAGCAGCTCAGCAGGTAGGCCGCCCGATTGATACCCAGAAGTACGACGGGATGCAGCTCAAATGGCAGATGGACAACGACGAGCAGGTTTACATCGGCGATGATGCGCTCGGCCTGAAAGGGCTGGCAAACCTCGTCGGTGTGACGCTGAACAATGCGCCGAAGACCTGGGCTAACTCCACCAACGACGAGATCCTCGATAGCGTGAACAGCATTCTGTCGAATGCCTGGGCAGCATCCGGTTATTCTGTCGTGCCTTCAGATCTGCGCATTCCGCCAGAGCAGTATTCACTGCTGGCGAGTCGTAAGGTTTCCGAAGCTGGTAACCAGTCACTGCTGACCTATCTGGCCGTGAACACTATCGCTTTCCACCAGAACGGCGTTCCGCTGGAAATCAAAGCGGTCAAATGGCTGAAAGGGCGCGGAGTTGGCGGTAAAGACCGTATGGTCGCCTACACCAACGACAAGAAATACGTGCGCTATCCGCTGGTACCGTTGCAGAGCGTTCCTGTCCAGTATCGCGGTCTGTATCAGATTGCGACCTACTACGGCAAGCTCGGTGCGGTTGAGCCAGTGTACAAAGAAACCCTGTCCTACGTGGACGGTATCTGATAACCAGAACGGCCCCGAAAGGGGCCAGAAGGGAACTGAAAATGGCGAAAGAAAAGCTGGTTACCATCCATGTTCACACCCCGTTTACGCTGACGCTCGGCGATCAGTCAAAAAGGGAGTTTGGCCGGGGACGGCATAACGTACCGGAAGAGGTCGCGTCGCACTGGTTCACCCAGGCGCACTCTGAGCTTTCCGAAAGCGTGATTAGCGACACCGATGATCTGCAACCCATTATCGACGGCCTGCAAGCGCAGATTGCCGACAAAGATAAGCAGATTGTCGATAAAGATCAGCTGATTGCCGATCTGAAAGAAGCGCTGCTCAAGCTGCAAGAGCAGAACGACAGCCTGCAAGCGCAGATTGCTGCCGCCCAGACTGGCGGTAATGGGGCGAAAGATGCCAAAGAATCAAAGCCTGCCAACAGTAAGTGATTTTCGGCGCGACTTCCCGCAGTTTGCTGACCCGGCAAAATATCCCGACGTCCAAATCGAGTTCCGTCTGAATCTGGCCGATGAACTGCTGAGCGAAAACGTCACCGGCAAAAAGCTGTTTCCGTACTTTGCCGAGTTGTTCGTTGCGCACTACATGACGCTATGGGCGGCAGATAGCCGGGCAATGCTGGTTGGCGGCCCGGGCGGTTCAACCAATGGTGTGCAGTCCTCCAAGTCCGTTGACAAGGTAAGCGTCAGCTATGACACCAGCGCGACGCTAAACCCTGACGCAGGCTTCTGGAATAACACCCGATATGGCGCTGAATTTTATCAGCTGATCACGATGTTCGGTGCGGGCGGTCGCCAGCTATGAGTTTCAAAAGCGGTGTAACAACGAGGGTGGATAACGCTCAGGCCATTCTGGATGCGCTCAGGTCGCTAACCAAAAAGGATGTGCTGGTCGGCATCCCTTCGGAAGACAGTGAGCGCGAGGATGTTCCGTTTGGTAATGCCGGGATCGGTTACGTCAACGAATACGGCTCACCGGCGCAAAACATCCCCCCACGCCCGCATCTGATCCCTGGCGTTAAATCGGTAGAGGAACAGACGGTGCCGCAGCTCAAAGCAGCCGCGCAGGCTGCGCTTGATGGTAATGCGGCGGGTGCGGAAAGAGCGCTCAACCGCGCCGGAACGCTGGCCGCTAATGGCGTCAGGCGTTACATGACTATTACCGGCTTTACACCGCTTGCTGATAGCACCGTTGAAGCCCGCGCGCGTCGAGGGCGTAAAGGGGCGAAAGCGGAGCTTGCCCGACGCGCTGCTGGCGAGTCCCCCGGAACCGATCTGGTGAAACCACTAATCGACACCGGGCAATATCGCAGAGCCATTACCCATGTTGTGAGGGATAAAGATGCCGAATCTTGATGTAACAGACGTGCTTTTTGACCCCGATTTTTGCGACTTCAACCTGTGGGTAACGCGTCGCGCGCAAACGGTGGACGAGGACGGGATCGGCAGCGACAGCGAAGTTAAAACGCAGTTTGCCGGGGTTGTTACCGTTGACCGCTCTCTGGAAAACCGCCGCATGCAGGCCGGGCAGGTTATCAGCGGCGCGATTCTTATCGTGACGACTGAACGACTTACGCAGGGGCAGACTGGCCGTGATGCCGATATCGTGACGTATCAGAACCGTGATTATCGTGTGACGTTCGTCGACCCGTATACCGCTTACGGTGCTGGCTTCGTCCAGGCGCATTGCGAACTGTTGCCGTTTGATGGGGGTACTCCCGTTGAGCAATAACACCAGCACAGAGCGCGGCTGGCTGACACCCACCAGCGGCGATCCGGATTATGACGAAGCGCTCGACAGGCTGTTAAGCCAGTGGATGCGCAACGTTTCCGGCTTGCCTGCTGGGATGGTTCGCCCGCGCTGGCAGAAAGACCAGCCGCCACTTCCACCAGTTGAAACGAACTGGTGCGCGTTCGGCGTTACCGGATGGCCCATTGATAACAGTCCTGCATTCACCAGGCAGACCGACGAGGGCGCTCAGCTCTGGCGGCATGAAACGTTCGAGTGCATGGCGTCGTTCTATGGCCCGGCGGGTATGTCTTATGCGTCCCGTTTTCGCGATGGCATATCTGTCCCGCAAAATAATGCTGAGCTGAACGCGCTCGGTTTATCCCTGGGCGACTATACCGGTCTGACCCCTTTCCCCGAGCTTATCAACCAGCAATGGGTTCGCCGCTACGACATGACGGTGCGCCTGCGCCGGAAGGTCGTGCGCGAGTACGGCATCAAATCGCTGGTGGAAGCGCCAGTCACCTTTTTTGGAGAATAAACTATGACGCAGGGCTTACCTGTATCCAACGTTGTAAACGTTGATGTGATCATCTCGCCGAAAGCGGCTACTGGTCGTAACTTCGGCGCATTGCTAATCCTTGGCTCTTCCACTGTCATTCCGGTGACAGAACGTACTCGCCTATATGCTTCCGTTGAGGACATTGGCGAAGACTTTGGTGTCGACAGCCCGGAATATAAAGCAGCGCAGGTTTTCTTCAGCCAGTCACCGAAGCCGACACAGGTTTATGTTGGTCGCTGGGCGAAGACGCTGAGTTCTTCCGAAGGTGGCAGCGTGGAAACCATCGTGCAAGCTGTTAATGCATGTCTGCAATATACCAACTGGTATGGGCTGGTTGTCGCTGATGATGTTGCTGATGGCGGTGATGTGCTTGATGCTGACGACGTGATTGAGGTTGCTAAACTCATCGAAGCGTCCAGTCTGAGCCGAATTTTCGGGGTAACCTCTGCCGACGCCGAGATTATCAATACGACCTCGACGACCGATGTTGCGTCAAAATTAAAGGCTGGCAAGTATGCCCGTACCTTTATTCAATATTCCACCAGCAGCTCTTATGCAGCGGTTTCAGCTTTCGGTCGCGCGTTCACGGTGAATTTCAACGGCAGCAACACCACCATTACCCTGAAATTCAAGCAGGAGCCGGGGATCACCTATGAAACCCTGACCACCAATCAGGCGGCGGCGCTGGATGCCAAAAACTGCAACGTATTTGTGTACTACCAGAACGATACGGCCATCCTGCAGCAGGGCGTCATGTCCAGCGGTGATTTCTTCGACGAACGCCACGGGCTCGACTGGCTGCAGAACTACGTTCAGACCAACTTGTACAACCTGCTCTACACCAGCACAACCAAAGTCCCACAGACCGATGCTGGCGTTACGCGTCTGCTTTCCAATGTTGAGCAGTCGATGGATCAGTCCGTCACGAACGGGCTGGTGGCTGCTGGCGTATGGAACGGTGGCCCGATTGGGCAGCTGGATTCCGGCGACACGCTGACAAAAGGCTATTACGTCTACGCGCAGCCGATTTCCGAGCAGGCGCAGGCTGACCGTGAAGCACGTAAGGCACCTGTTATTCAGGTGGCCTGTAAGCTGGCGGGTGCGGTTCATTTCGCTGATGTGCAGATCAACGTCGTTCGCTAAGGAGAACATGAATGGCTACTTATTCTTTTATGGACGTCACGGCGTCCCTCTCCGGCCCGACCGGCGAGATTGATCTGGGCTACGGTTCCGCCAGTTCAGAGGAGGGGATCACCGTTGCAATGGGCGGCCCCAAAAATACCATGACCATCGGCGCTGACGGCGAAGTGATGCACAGCCTGCACGCGGATAAAAGCGGCACGGTAACCGTCAACCTGCTGAAGACCTCACCGACAAACAAAAAGCTGTCGCTGGCGTACAACGCGCAGAGTCAGTCCTCAGGATCCTGGGGAAACAACGTCATTGTGATCCGAAACAAGGTGAGCGGAGACATCATCACGGCGCGCAGCGTGGCGTTCCAGAAACAGCCGGATAACGCCAATGCTAAAGCCGGTAATACGATGCCCTGGGTGTTTGACTGCGGCAAAATCGACCAGGTTCTCGGAGAGTTTTAACAGATGGAATGCTCAATCAAAGGCCACGATTACCGCGTGGCAAAACTCAGCGTTTTTGATCAGCTGAAAGTGACCCGCAAACTGCTGCCGGTGCTGGCGGGCATGATGTCAGATTTCGGGAGCATTCGCTCCCTTCTGCCTGCTGATGGCAAAATCGACACCGTGAAATTCGATCAGCTGAAACCGGTGTTTGAAACCCTGCTCCCGCGCATCGCTGAGGAACTGTCTTCCCTGACTGAAGAAGATACCAACGCGATTATTCATCCGTGCCTGGCCGTGGTATCACGCAAGCACATGGACGGATGGACGCCGGTATTCAACAGCGGTCAGCTGATGTTCGATGATATCGACCTGCTGACCATGCTGCAGCTGGTGGCGCGGGTGGTCGCCGATTCGCTGGGAAATTTTTTGCCCGTGAGCCCTACCAGCGCGACGCCGGGCCAGCCTCAGGGTTAACCCTCAACAGCCTGCCTGACGGGCTGTCTTATCTCCTTGACCCGGTTGACGCCGGGTTAATCCCTTATTACGCGCTGAAGGATGGATCAGTTGATCTGTGCGATATCGCGCTGATGAATGACCACCTGGCCGTTAAGGCAGACAACCAGCGCCGTATTGAGAAATGGAGAGAGGATAATGAACGCTGAGACTATTAAAGATTTCCTCGTCTCGCTCGGTTTCGATATCGACGAAGCGGGTGCGTCAAAATTCGACTCAGTTCTCGCCGGTACGACCGCAAACGCCATCAAAATGGGGTTGGCCGTCGAAGGTGCCGCGCTTACCGTGGTGGCCTTTACGGCTAAGATCGCCTCCGGTCTGGATAATCTCTACTGGGCGTCACAGCGCACCGGCGCGACGGTTCAGGGGATTCAGTCTATTGGCTATGCGGTTTCGCAGGTGGGCGGCAGCGTGGACGCGGCGCGCACCTCTCTGGAAAGCCTCTCCCGGTTTGTTCGTAACAATCCCGGCGCGGAAGGCTTCCTGAATCGCCTGGGCGTACAGACCCGTGACGCCAGCGGCAACATGCGCGACATGGCCGCTATCTTTACGGGAGTCGGCCAGAAGCTCAGCAGCATGCCGTATTACCGGGCTAACCAGTATGCGCAGATGCTGGGCATTGACGAAAATACCCTCATGGCGATGCGCCGGGGTGTCGGCGGTTTCTCCGGGCAGTACAGCGCAATGGCGAAGGCTATCGGCTTCAATGCTGACGAGGCGGCCAGAAGCTCTAACAAATTCATGACCTCCCTGCGCGAGTTCGGCGCGATGGCAGGCATGGCCCGTGACAAAATCGGCTCTAATCTTGCTGGTGGTCTGGCGGGGTCGCTGGACACGCTACGCCGCCACATCCTGGATAACTTCCCGCGCATCGAGCAGACCCTGACGAAAGCCATAAAAGGCATTCTGGCGCTCGGGGACATTATCGGGCGGCTGTTCTTCAGACTTATTGAAGGGACATCCAGCCTTATCACCTGGTGGCAATCGCTGGATAAGCAAACGCGGGAGCTGATCTCGCTGTTTGGCGCGCTGACGATTGCGCTGCGCATTCTGAACAGTACGTTCTGGATGTCGCCGATTGGCCTCATTACCGCGCTGGCGGCGGGGATTGCCCTCCTGTGGGAAGACTATCAGACCTGGAAGGAGGGCGGCGACAGCCTTATCGACTGGGGCAAGTGGAAACCGGAAGTCGACGCCGCGCTGAAGATGGTTCGTGACCTTAAAACGACCGTTAACGACCTGGCGAAAGCGCTGGCGAAGCTGCTCAATATTGACCCCAAATCATGGTCCCTGAAGTGGGATTTCAGTAACTTCATCGACCAGATGGGCGAGTTCAGCAAAATGCTGAATATGATCGCCGACCTGCTCAACGCCATTAAAGATGGCCGCTGGGCTGATGCCGCCAGCATCGGCAAACAGATGCTCAATCAGGGCAGCGAAAATCCGTCAGCGATGCCAATGGTAACAGACAGCGCCAACGGTACCGCCGACTGGATTAAAGAGCACTGGGGATTCGATCCTCGCAGCGTGGGCCGAACGGTGCGCGGCTGGTTTGGTGATGATGAACCTGAACAGCTCGGCCAGTCAGTCAAGCGGCCACAGCCAACCAAAGCGGGCTCTGAACTGCTGGGTTGGATGCAGCCGATGCTAACCAACCTGGAGCAGCTCTATCGGCTTCCGGAAGGTTTGCTGCGCAGTGTGGCCATCACGGAATCGGGCGGTAATCAGTTCGCTGTTTCAGGCGCTGGCGCTAAAGGCCTGTTTCAGTTTATGGACGGCACGGCGCGCGACATGGGGCTGCGCGGGAATGATGTTTTCGACCCGGAGAAGGCCGCGCAGGCAGCCGCAAAGTATCTCTCACAAATGCTGCAGGCGAACGGCGGTGACCTGAGCAAGGCGCTGGCCTCTTATAACTGGGGGATCGGTAACGTGCAGAAGCACGGGATGGCCCTTATTCCTCAGGAAACCCGCAACTACATTCCGAAGGTGTTAAGCAACATGCCCGCGCCCGGTGCTCAGGTACAGCAACAGAACACCTATCACATCTACGGTGGTGGTGACCCGCGTTCTGTCGGTACCGAGGTCGAGCGTCGGCAGCAGTCGGCAAACGCCCAGGTCATGCGCGGTAATCAAACGAAGGTGGGTTAATGGATATTCTCTCTACGCTCTTTCAGCAGCAGAGCCGAAAAATAGGGATGATTGTCCCCAGCGTGGTTGTTTCTGAGAAGCATACCGACACGCTGGAGATCACAGAGCACCCTGTCGAGGTCGGGGCCGCCATCGCCGACCATGCCTACAAAAAACCGTCTGAAGTGGTGATGGAGGTCGGTTTCGCTGGTGGCGGATCGTTGCTGGATTTTGCCAGTAACCTGACGGCTACCAGCCTGCTCGGTCTGAGCCCCCAGCAGACGTATCAGGAGATACTCGACCTGCAGGCGAGCCGTATCCCTTTCGATGTGGTAACCGGCAAACGGCTGTACAGCAACATGCTAATCCGCGCGCTGGAAGTGACGACAGACAAGACAACCGAAAACGTCCTGTCTGCCGTCCTCACCCTGAGGGAGGTTCTTATCTCGCAGACTCAGCAGATCACCGTCGCGGATAAAACCAACATGAAGGACGGGGCCAGCACGTCGGCGGTACTGAATACCGGCAACAAAACCACAAAGCCGCCAAATACCTCGCTGCTGAAAAGCATCACGGGTAACGCGGCGTCATTACTGGGGCTCGGCTAATGGCAATTCAGGAAATCCCGCTGACAGCGGATAACCAGCAATTCAGCATCATCCTGGCAGGTACCACCTGGCGGATTAGCATCACCTGGCGCGATCTGTACTGGATTATGGACCTGCAGAACGACAGAGGGGAGCCGGTAATCTCCGGTATTCCTCTCGTCACCGGCGCTGACCTGCTGGCGCAGTACGCCTATATGGGGCTCTGCTTTAAGCTGGTGGTGGTCTGTGACGACAGCACACAGGATTATCCGACGAAAACCGACCTGGGCGGCCGCAGTCATTTACTGGTATCAACGGAGTAAACATGTCACAGAACTGGATGAGACATTTCGAGCTGCAGCTCGTGGACGAGAACGGGCAGGGTATTGAGCTCAGCGATTTTAAAGTGACCTTTACGATCGACTGGTTCAACATCAGCAGCGCGTCGCGGGTGGGTACGTTCAAAATCTACAACCTGTCAGCTGATACGGTAAACCGCATCACCGGGCAGGAATTTTCGAAAGTGCGGCTGATTGCCGGTTACGACGGTATCGCGCCGGAGGTGTCGGCAAGCGACGTCGGGACCGTGCGCGAAGTCGACGCGGCGGACGTGGGCCAGAGTGATGGCCGGAACTACGGTCTGATTTTCAGCGGCGAAATTCGCTACTCGGTCACCGGTAAAGACAGCCCTATTGATTCCTACGTCCTGATTCAGGCAGCCGATACGGATCTGGCGTTTGCCACCAGCATAACCTCGCAGACGCTGGCAGCTGGTTACACGGTCGCAGACGTGAACCGCGCGCTGATGAAAGACTTCGAGGCCAAAGGCGCGACCGAAGGCCTGACGCCTGAAATGCCTGCTACTGTGTTCCCACGGGGCCGGGTGCTGTTCGGCATGACACGGCATCTTATGGATAACGTGGCCGGACAATGTGGGGCAACATGGCAATTCGTGGACGGTCAGCGCCAAATGGTGGCGAATAACGAGTATGTTCACGACGCGATTGTGCTCAACAGCGCCACCGGGCTGATCGGCATGCCGCAGCAGACCATCGGCAACGGCGTAAACGTCCGCGCGCTGATTAACCCGAACATCCGGGTTAACGGGCTCATTCAGCTGGATCAGGCTTCCGTGTATCGCACCGCACTGTCGAACAACGATATCGCTATGGCCGGTGGGCAGATCACCGACCAGAACACGGACGGAAATATCACGCTCAGCGGCACCACGGCGCAGCCTGCCAGCATCGCAACGGATGGCGTTTATATTGTGCGCGGGATTATGTACACTGGCGACACAAGGGGCCAGGCGTGGTACATGGATATGATGTGCGAAGCGCGTGGCGCGGCGGATCTCCGCACTCAGGACTCGCTTAATCGGGGGTAAATTTGAAAGCCTTAGCCATTTTAATTGTTGCCTTTATGTCATTTGGGGCATCAGCAAGCGGGTACACCGCTTATTGTGGGCCTTACACCATCACTGCAAGGTTGGGTGAAATGGACATGATTAATGGTGAACGCGTCACATCGCAGAAAATTACAAATCTTGGTGCTGATGGCATTAAGATTGATATGGGGCTTATGCCTGCTAAAGATGGCAACAATTATGGCTTTGAATACATTCGCCGTCCGGGTACCGAAACGCGATTCCTGAATGTCCAACTGCTGCAGAACAGCATGGACGCGCCAAAAATCATTGGTTCTTTCCCGTGTAAGAAGGTCGCTGATTAATTAACGGTGGTTGTGATGAATAAAGTTACCTGCGATACAGTGCAAATTTGCGATGGAATCCATTGTAAAGATTGTGGCTGGCCCATTATTCATGCATGCGTAAATTGGGATTCAGATATTTTTCCAACCGCCGAACATCTGAAGAATCATCCAGATGATGGGTTCGCTGATTGGTGGGGGTATTGTTCAAACAAAGCCTGTAAAAACCACCATGGTGAATCATGGGGGCAAACTGGACTTAGCTTTTCTGAGCCTGATTAAAATAACCTTCTTAAACAGACCCGCCACCCGGCGGGTTTTTGCTTTCTGGAGCCTACCAAATGGCAGTATCTGACCAGACCCGCAGCGGCGACCTTGCCGAAACATTCAAATCTGAGCGGGACACGACAAAAAACCAGATCCGCGTCGCTTTGCCTGGAATCGTTCAGTCATTCGACCCTGACGCGGTGACGGCGGTTGTGCAGCCTGCTATCCGCTCTGTTGAAACCGATAACGACGGCAACCGCGTTACCAAAAATTACCCGCTGCTGGTGGATGTGCCGGTGGTATTTCCGCGCGGGGGCGGCTGCACGCTAACGTTCCCGGTTAAAGCTGGTGATGAATGCCTGGTGATTTTCGCCGATCGCTGCATCGATTTCTGGTGGCAGAACGGCGGGGTGCAGGAGCCTGTCGACGACCGGGTGCATGATTTATCGGATGCGTTCTGTATCGTCGGGCCCCAGTCACAGGCACAGAAAATCAGCGGAATCAGCACCAGTGGCGCGCAGCTGCGCACTGATGATGGCGCTGCGTTTGTTGAAGTGGCCGCAGGTCATAACATCACGGTTAAAACCCCCGGCGCGCTGACGGCGACAGCAGAAGGAGGAACCACGATCACATCACCCACTATCACGCTTAACGGGAACGTGACAATAAACGGGAATCTCTCTCAGGGTATGGGCGCAAGTGGCGGTACCGCGACGATGCTCGGCCCTGTCACGGTGACTAACGATGTAAAAGCCGGTGGTAAGAGTCTGATGACGCATACGCACGGCGGAGTACAGACCGGCGGCGGTAATACAGGAGCGCCAAACTGATGCGATACAGACGTGAAGACGCCGACGGTGATTACACCTTTGGCAGCGGCGATGATACCTGGCTGATTAACTCACCCGAGGCCGTGGCCCAGGCGGTAAAAACGCGATTCGAATTATGGTATGGGCAATGGTTCCTCGACACTACCGAGGGCACACCGTGGATTCAGTCCGTACTCGGTAAACAGAAGCCAGAAACCTACAACCTGGCGATCCGTAAGCGTATCCTCGAAACGCGGGGCGTTAAATCCATTCTCTCTTTCAATACGACAGTGAACACTACGACGCGCCGCGTCCAGTTCTTCGCTGAAATCGACACTATCTACGGAACAACGACAGTAACCAGCGAGGCATAAATGGCCCTCAATTTGGACACACTCGGCTTATCGGCAACGGTAACCGCTGAGGGGATCAGTGCGCCTGATTACCAGACGATACTCGATACCCTGACGAGCTATTTCCAGCAGATTTATGGTAGTGACGCTTATCTGGAGCCGGACAGCAAAGACGGCCAGATGGTGGCGCTGGTGGCGCTGGCTATCCACGATGCCAACAACACGGCCATCTCCGTTTATAACTGCTTCTCACCTGCTACAGGTTACGGCGCAGCGCTGACCAGTAACGTAAAAATTAACGGTATCGCGCGCCGGGGGGCGACAAACTCCACCGTGGATCTCATTCTAACCGGTACTGCCGGGACATCCATCACAAACGGTACCGTGAAAGACACGAATAACGTGATCTGGCGGCTTCCTGCCTCGGTGACGATCGGTGTCGGCGGTACCGTGACGGTAACTGCAACCTGTTCAAACAGCGGAGCGGTTGCGGCGCTGGCCGGAACGATTACGACTATCAATACGCCGACCCGTGGCTGGGCATCTGTAACCAACCCGGCGGCGGCCACCGTAGGCGCACCGGCTGAAACCGACGCAGAGCTGCGTATCAGGCAGGGGCAAAGCGTCGCTCTGCCGTCACTCACACCGTTTGAAGGTGTTGACGGTGCGATCGCCAACGTTGCAGGCGTGACGCGTCACAAGCTCTACGAGAATGATACTGGGACAACCGACAGCAACGGGCTGCCTCCTCATTCCATTTCCGCCATCGTCGATGGAGGGGATGTTACCGAGATAGCCCAGACAATCAGGGGAAACAAAGGGCAGGGAACGGCAACTTACGGGACAACTTCTGTCACGGTACCGGACACCTACGGCAACCCACACGTGATCAGCTTCTCGCGGTCTACTGATGTGCCAATTTTTGGACATATCACCCTGAAGGCATTCACCGGCTACACGTCGCAAATTGGTGTACAGATTCAGCAGGCCGTCGCGGATTACATCAACGGGCTGACGATCGGCGACGATGTGCTGCTGAGCAGGATTTATTCTCCGGCGAACCTCGGCGTAGTGAGTGGTGGTAATGCGCGCTACTACGACATACAGGAGCTGCTGATTGGCAAATCAGCCGGTAGCGTCGCGGCGGCAAACATCATCATCGCCTACAACGAATCCGCGTCGTGTAAACCCGAAAACATTGTTCTAACGGTGACGTCATGAGCAAGTACACGGACTTAATCACCAACTATCACGCCACGAAGCCGAAATTTTTCGATCACGTCGACCTGAGCACGCGGCCACTGATTGATATCACCGGTGCCACCCGGGGGCTGGTAAGCGCTTTCGATATTGATACCGCTGTCGGCGTCCAGCTCGATACGCTCGGCCTCTGGATTGGCCGCAGTCGCATCGTCAGCCAGCCGATAAGTGGCGTTTATTTCAGCTGGGACACTGACGGGCTTGGATATGACCAGGGTGTATGGCAAGGCCCGTATGATCCAGATGCGGGCTACACCACTCTGAGTGATGAGACATACCGCATCGTTCTCAAAGCAAAAATCGCCATCAACAACTGGGACGGCCGCAATGATTCGCTGCCACCCATCCTTGACGCTGCAACTGCAGGCTCTGGCCTGAAGATGCAAATTGTCGACAACCAGGACATGACGATATCGGTCTGGGTTTTTCCTGAGACTGACATTTCTGAGGTGTCTCTAGAACTGATCGCCGCTATCAAACAGGGCTATCTCACCGTTAAAGCAGCTGGCGTATGGGCCGGTGACGTTGAAACGCCCTCGGTAGAAGCACCATCCGAGGGCTCTAAATTCTTTGGGTTTGATATGGATAACGAATACATCGGTGGGTTCGATGTTGGAGCATGGGGGACAATACTCTAATGGCAACAAACAACTTTAAACCGTTCGCGACAGCGGCAAATGCTAACGTCACACCACAGGCTGACTGGGAGACCCTTCCCGCTCTGCTCTCTGGGTTCACGGCGGGCAAAGCCAGTTCGGCGCAGGTAAATAAGGCATTACGACAGGCAAGCGTTATTGCATCTGTACTGGCACAGTTTATAGCTAATTCCAGCGGGAATGATGTTCTGGATAATGGTGATACAGCTACCATACTCGCAAATTTAATATCTGCGTTAAAGGCTAATAGTGCCAATGATTTTCTTCAGAAAATCAACAACCTGTCAGATATCACAAATCCTGCCACAGCAAGGACGAATCTCGCTCTGGGTA